CAATAATAAAACCCTTTATCTATACTACTATATAGAAGATTAAGCCCTTGCTTGTCTTTTGGCGATTTCTGACTGTCTCATATCTGCTAAAAATAGGCGTATATTTTTATTTGGTAAACAAAACATAGACAATATTAAAATAATCATATATATTGATATCAATTAATAAACATTGAGAGGATATATGTACTTAATAATAAAAAGATCAAAATACGATACACAAAAGGATTCATTTACTGTTGTAAATGATGAATGTTTTAACTCTTTAGATTCAGCTAATTCTTATGCAATGCATTTGGGCGATTCTGAAAAGAGAAAAAATGTTACTTATACAGTTATTAGATTAACAGAAGTTACATTAGATGAACTTCGTAATGGTTATACCCACAAATACGCTTAAAACAATCAATAGAAAAGCCACCTTAATCGGTGGCTTTTTTTATGCCTTGAATATCTTATATTAATACTCATCATCAATGACTTTTTGTATCTTTTCTAACTTCCTAACTGTATCAATATATTTTTGATATAAATATTTATGCCTACTTAGTAAGTTTTCATGTTCTTGTTTCCAATCAGTAGCAAATGGAGTTTCGATATTCTTTATTCCTTGTTTGGTTATAGTGTAAAGATTATCTTTTCCTTTTGCGATTACTCCTTTTGAATGATTTAAATTGCTTAAATTTGTACTCCAATAACCTTGAGGTGCTTTGTCTTTAAGATCTTTGCCGACATTATAAAGGAAGTTTTGCATTTCTTTATAAGACATTTTTCTGGACTTTAACTCTTTTAATAATTGTGTTGCTTTGCTTTGTTTCATTGTTTAACCCTCTTAAAAGTTTAATAATATATCTATTTGTACAAGTACAATCATCATGCAATATAAAATACATATTCCAATAATTGCACCTGTAAACGCTTTTAATATGTCAAATATAGTCATGCTGATTTACCTTGCGTCTTTATAGTAATCAAGTGAATAATTAAGAAACATATCCCAATCAACCTTAAAAAATTTATAGTCAGTCAATCCACCTCTAGCGTCAGCACCATTATGAATTGATAATGCAATAATATCATTATCATAAATGTCGTCAGCATATAAAAATTGAATATCCTGAGATAATGCAGTTTCTTCATTATATGTATAATGACAATTAATTTTACTATCTGGATATATAAATTTATTCATAAATTGTTCTACATCATTCCAAGAATTTTCCCTACCCTCTGGATTGTCCATATAATGATATTTATCTTCATTTATCCAATCTGTAAGCTTTTTATTTTCATCTGGTAAGTATTTGCATGATTCAGTTAAATGATGAAATAAAGATTTTTCAGGATAATCATCTTCATAAGATATATATTTATCATTCTGAAAGTCTTTTAGTGTTCTTTTCTGGTTACGTTGCCATGCTCTTCCATCTTTACCACCACTATCTAACATATGTATCCCTGTATTTTCTGTTAGCATTTTATATATTACATTGTCTATGTTGTCAGGTTTTTCTTCACCACCTGAAAAGATATTGTTTTTATTCATGCCTTAACATTATCATAAGTTAACCACAAAATAAAACACATATATCATTTATTTTTATCTACTGAATTAATTGATTATTATTTAATTCTAATGATTTTTAGATTGAATTATGCTAGATAGATTGAATGACATCTTGGATTACTTCTTGGATTGAATGACTGACTGATTGAATGAACGACTAGGATTAAATGGACTTCCATGTCCATTCATGAGGAAACTAAATTATATGGCTTTCTATATATGCTATGGCGAATCTTTCTTTATCGCTTGGTGTAAACACCTTAGAATCTAAGCCATATTTATGTCTGGTTGAATTGATCTCGTTACAATAACAAACCCATTCCTCGTTTATTTTATCTTGGTGTTGCTCTAAAAACTCGTTCTTGTATCCCATTTATTCTTCCTTAAAATCGCCCTGAACATCTGGTATTGCATCATCGCCATATTCAGTACCCTCAAAAGTTACTGTTATACCTGTTGAATATTCTTGTTCTTTTCCCACATCATCTATCTGCGAATCTTGATAGATATCTGTTACTTCATCTTCTGTTAATTGTCTGTCGCTTTTAATAGTCCACGATCTAACATCAACAGTTTGTTCACTTGCCTCGTATATGTATTGTTTACTCATCTTTTCCTCTCTCTTGTTAAATATTCTATCGTAACCCTCACTAAAGTTTTTAATGTTGGTTGGTCGTTGTTTACTGCCTTTACCCATGTCTACTCCAATGTCTTAAACATTCATCAAAGTGTTCTTGTGTTGTTTTTGGTTTTTTTGGTTTTTCTGGTTTTGTCTCACTTATTGAAATAATATATTTTTTTCCAATATGTATTTCTTTTTTATCTAAATCTATATATGAATTATCATATTTCGTAAAATCTCTTACTTTATGATTATTTTTCATAATAGTGTCATAGATGTCTTCCAATACATTTTTCGTATTTTCTCTACTCATTTCCTATCTCTCTCATCTATTTCTATCTCGACTATAGTATTTTCTGTCTTATTATTTTGATAATCCAATTCATCAGGGTTATATCCCATGACTACTAACTCATGTAGTTCATTCTTAATAGCATCATTAAATAAAACAGGGGATTCTAAGTTATACTGTTTAAGTTCTTTAATTAAGTCTTTTACTTTCATTTACTTATCCTCTCTCAATTTACTGTTATCTTGTCTTCTGAAACTATTTTCATTGATTCTTTAATGCCATGTTCTTCGTTGAATAAATTAAGCATTTTTGCAAACTCTTTTCTATTCTTATAAAAAACATTTATTATTTCTATAACCTGTTGCTCAGAAAAGCCCATTTTTTCTAAATCTTCTAGTGTCTCAAATGTATATTCTTTGCTCATTTACTTATCCTCTCTGGCAGATAGGTTTGGGTGTATTCTGCATACTGATCGCCCAATTAGTTTGTATGCTATTACCTATCTACCTTTATAACATCTCGTTTAGTTACCCTCTAACTAAACTGTAACCATTATAAACATGATATATATGATTATGTCAATAGCTTTTCTACCTCAGAATCAACTTTTTTCCTTTGCTCATTTGTCAGGATTGCGTAACTAATTTTACCCCTCAAATTTTGTCGTTTTGATCTAAGTTTGCTTTCTTCCAAATTTTTTTGATAATATCGTTTCTTGTGTTCTTTTATCCTTTCTGGATTTTTCTGTGCCCATGATTGTTTTTTTTCCATATTTCTCTCCTAGAATGGTACATCTGTTTTGTCGTTAAATATTGCCTCAATATCATCAATATTTTTTCTATCTTGGCTACCTAGCTTGTCTTTTGGATTGAATGTATTTACTTCTCCATAGAGTTTGCTTGGATTACTGCTTGATCTTTTAACATCTATATTTATCCATTCATTAGGATTGCCTAACTCTTTTTTTAGCCATACTGCTAACTGTTTCTTGTTAATTCCGATTCTCATTTCAATAAAATCTTTGTCTGATTCATTAAAATACAAACCCTCACTAAACTTCTTATCTTTTTTTTCTACCATTATTCATCTCCATAGATTAATTTAATATCATAGTCGCCTGTGTACCTATCTGGCTTATCTCTGAGTTCTCCCTGACCTAGAAGTGCCATAGAATATTCTTCTAAGAGACTGAGCATAAAGATTTCAAACTCTACATTTCGCTTAAATTCCCATACTCTAGTGCCATTTAAAGACCAAGAGACTAAGTGTGTCTTGTTAATTTCCACCCCTAAACTGTTTAAAATATACTGTTGTAGGTAGATTTGTGGATAATATCTTGTGATTTCTTTAGAGGTATATGGTCTTTCCCCTAGTTTTCCACATTTTATTTCCAACAATGTATCTCCTGAGATTCCGTCTGGAGTACAGCTTAAATCAACGACTGTATCTCCCTTTAGGTTTAGGAAATTTTCAATTACATAGTTCTTTTGGTTATCTAGTATATCTTGTGGCATTTTCTTGTTCATGAGAATCCACTTGGCTACACCAGATTTTTCATGTTTGTTACCAAAATCCACATACTTTTGTAGAAATGAATCTATGGGCTCGACAACACCATTTAAATCATTTTCAAGCATTTTAGATCGCTTAGTATACAAACCAAAACAATAGTTCATAGCTGATGAGCTACGCAGATTGTATCTTTTCAATTGCAAGTCCGAGTTCGATTTCATCTGTGCTGTCATTTACCTCTCCATTTTTGATTGCTTTTTCTACTGCTTTTGCCTTATCTTTTGAATTAGCTATCTTTTTAATAGCTTTATCTTTGATTTCTGGCTCAACACCCTCTGGTCTAGTCTCTCCATTCTTAAATATCTGGATACCCAAACCAAAACCAAGAGCAAAACATTTCATCAATGCTCTCATTTTCGCACTATTCATATCGAAACAGTTTGGATTAGGTATTGGTTTATTGGCATAGTTAGTCACAGGATACCAAATCTCTTTATAAAGATTATCAATAGTAACCTTGCAATAGATTTCTACTGTACCATCTTCAAAGGTTTTTGGCATACCCCATGTAACATGATGTTGTGGGTAATGCTCATTCATGATAGCGATACCATGAGCATTGGCTAGGTAAGTAAAACCATTCTTTACTTCAGTTTTACCTGTTAGATCAATTACAGAAAGAGTATCGTATACCTCTTTATATGTAAGTTCTTTCATTATTTATTCTCCATTTACTATATAGAGATATTATATGAAATATTTGTACTATTGTAAAGATATATGATAGTGTTATTATCAGTAAGTGGTTTTATTTAGGTTTGTAATAAAAACAAACAAAAACAAAACAAAGAAACAAGTAATTAAATACTTGTAAAGAAAAAATTAAATTAATATCATATATCGAGAGGAAAGTACAATGGAAAATGATGATTTAACAAGATTTTATCAAATGATGGATAATTTATATCCAAACCAACCTAAATTAAACAACGATCAGAAAAGGTTTTGGTACTTGGCTTTCAAAGAATATGACATAGAAAGTCTAGTTAGATGTCTACATGAACACACTAAAAGTGTTGAACGTGGCAGATGGAGACCAGAGATATCAGATATCATGAAGTATTTATCACAGGATAACTCACAATTAGAAGAAACTTGGCAGATGTTCTTCGATAGAAAAGAAGTAAAAGATGAGATCGCTAATGAAATATATCTCAAAATGGGTGGTTTATCTTTGAATCGCTTAACCTCTAAGGAACTAGAATACAAGAAAAGAACATTCATTGACTTGTATATGAACAGGAAATCAGTAGAAAAAATACAAAATCTACCACCTACAGCTAAGAAAACACTATTGGAGAAGAAATGATTAGACTACATGATGAAGAATTAGAACGAGCAGTCGAGAAACTTAGGACTGTTGGTGCTGAATTAGGTAAAGCAGAAAGTAGATACGAGCTACTTGTAGCTAAACAAAAACAGATTAAAGCAGAAAAGTTCCTTGAAACTAGAGGATCTGGCATGACTATCAAAGAAAGAGAGGCAATGGCAGAGGTT